GGTGACAACCACTTCCTCCGTCGAAAAGCGCATAAAGCATGTAAGACACTCCCTGCGCCGGCAGACCCCCCTGCTGTCCAACACACGGGTATTCCCCCCGCAGTCGCATTTCATTAGAAAGGCACCTCCCCTTCCCACTTCGGGCAGGCGTCGACGGTGGCAGCAAACTCCGCTGGCGGCTCCATGAAGAACTCGGTGCACAGGCCATCGGTGCCGTAGCTCTCGCAGGTGTGGCAGCACTTCGGAGGGCCAGCCTTGACCCATTCCCGGTAGTCGGTGACAAACTGCGGCGCTGGCGGTCTTGTTTTCATGTTTTTCATACGCCACACATCCCTTCGCACTCGTCACCAAATAGATCAATCTGATTTTTTGAATCGCCTTCGTCAAAATTAACCTCAAGGATTGGTTTGCAGCTTCTGTGGAATCGAATAATTCCATGTTTTTTTATTGCTCTTTCATCCAGCTTTATAATCTCGTTCCATTTCTGCTCAATAACTCCAACCTCGTTTAATTCTTCCTGCGTCAGTTCGGCCCACTGTTTGTCGGAGTGATAAGGGCAAAAAATGCAGGACGATTTTGGTGGTGTTGGGTAGCCTCTCTTTGCCATCCACTCAAGACAGTGAAGTCTGGTCATGTCCATTTCTAGCAACGGAAACCTGTTCTTAATGTAATTTACCCCTGATGGTTTTTGCCGTTGCGCTTCGTCTTTAGATATTCCGATCCACTGAGACACCGGCCCACCACCCGATAACTCTCTGACCTTTCGGCGGATTGGTGCCAGTTTGTAATCTGCTGTGCATTTACGAGTAAGCATCCCGGTCGAGCCGTCAGGGTTTATGGTAAATGCAGGGATCATGTTTCGAACATATAAATCCCCGTTATCTTTTGCCGCGACCATTTTCATTTGATCTTCACCCAAATTGCCTTTAACTACTCGGTGAACTGGATATGGAAGCTGTTTTTCCAGCCAGTCCAACCACTCATAAACTTTTTTCGGTTCGTTCCCGACATCAGCAAAAATAGCTGCGTCAGGCATTGGCGTAATCTCCCCATGTGCGGCCATCAAAGCAAGCGTCGATGATTGAACGCCAGCGCCAAGTGATAATATGTGTAGTGTATTTTTCATGTCCAATTCCTCTTAATGACTCGAAAAAACTTCCCATCCTTGCGGTATTCAATGGCCTTGGGCGGCGCTGAATTGCTCATCTGCACCGACATATAATCCAGCGCCTCGTCACCTTGCAGGGTGGATGACTTGGCAAGATCGGCACCAGACGATGACGCCATCGTAAACAATTGCTGCATTGCCCTCTGCCCTGCATAGCCGTCATGCAGCACCGGCAGGTATTCGGTGATCGGCTTGTCAGACAAATCACCGTAATACGTGCAGGCCAGCATCAGCTTCCCGCTGGCCTTGCTGGTGTGGATGCGCCAGTTCCAGCTTTTAATCTCAAGGTCTTTGCCTTCTAACCCCATGATGTCATCGTGGTGCAGCACCAGTGCTTTCTTGATTGGCTCCGGGAACATTGCACCGCAGGCCGGGCAGACTGCTGCCGAGATATGGACAAGCTCCCCGCACTCGTCGCAGACCTTGACTGGTGCCTCGCCGTTGCCATCGCTCCCTTTCTTCGGAGGCTGGACGTTGGTGATAGGCCCATGCGCCTCAACTACCCCGGCAAAGTCCAGCACCAGGCAGTCGGCTTTGCCGGGATTGGGCCTCATTCCCCGAACGGCCATTTGTAGGTAAAGCCCTGGTGACATCGTTGACCGCAAAAACGCAATGCAGTCCAGCGCAGGAAAGTCATAGCCAGTAGTTAAAATCCCAAAGTTGCACAATGCACGCAACTTTCCAGATTCAAAATCGGCCAGCTTGCGCTCACGCTCTGTTTTGCTGTGCTTTGCGTCTAATGCTTCGGCAGCAATGCCAGCAATACGCAAGCACGCGGCTACCGCCTCAGAGTGTGCAACACCAGAACAGAAAATCAACCAGTGCGCTCGGCTGCTTGCCTTGTCAATAATCTCATCCACTACGGCGCTGTTATGGTCTTTGGTGTTGAACTTGGCTTCCATCTCAGATGCAATATATTCACCCTGGCGCTTATGCAGACCGTCCGCGTTAAGTTTGTGCATGGTGATCTTTGAGCGCAACGGCACAAGGTAAGTTTTTAATACCAATTCTTCGATGCTCACCGGCTCCAGAATCTCTGAAAAAATAGCGGTCGGCCCTTCAGTTATCAAACCTTGCCCAAGCCGATACGGGCTGGCGCTCAGGCCCACAATCCGCATGGCCGGATTAATCTCCAGCAAGTCGGCAATCAGCTTGCGATAAATGCCACTCTCAGCATTTGATACAGCGTGCACCTCGTCAATGATGCACAAATCAATTTGCCCGATCTGCTTGGCGCGTTTGGCTACAGACCCAATTCCGGCGTAGGTAATTGGCTCATCCAGTTGGCGCTTGCCAACGCTGGCGCTATAAATTCCAAGTGGTGCACCAGGCCACAACTTTCGCAGCTTGTCGGCGTTTTGCAAGATCAGTTCTTTTGAATGCACCAGCATTAAGATGCGCGTATCTGGCCAGTTTTGCAGCGCCTCCTTTGCCAGTGATGCAATTACCACTGACTTTCCAGACCCGCCCGGCATGTTTAGAACTGGATGGCCGGTCGCGTTCTTTTCAAACCACGCGTAAAGCATGTCCAGTGCGCGGCTTTGATATTCACGGAGCATCACCCCACAATCCTCCCATCAAAGTCCTGCCGCAACTCAGCAACAAACGGATCACCGCCAGCGCAGGCAGCAGGGTTGGCCAACAGTTCCTTGCTGGTGTAAACATTCGCGTCACCCTCGCCATTAGCCAGATCGACCCCGTTAATTTCATAAACTGCTGTCCACTCATCCGGCCCGTCCTTTCGTTTCCACGGCACCAGGTCAGGGTGCAGGACGTGAGATTCACAGCCTTCTTTCTGGGTATCCAGAGGAATTACAGCATCCCATCTGGCGCAATGCCATGTCGAATCCTGCAATGCCGTGGCGTGGGCGCAGGTTCGGCAGTTCACGTGCTTGGTGGTCTTTGACTGGTGGCAGAAGTCGTGCGCGTCGCAGAATTTGCATTGATACCAGGACGGGTCTGAACTGATCGGCTCCGGCATCCTGTCGGCCAGGGCAATCCGTTTACCGCGCTCAATGGCCTTGGTTGCCACAGCCTTATCGTATTTGACTCGCTCGGTGTGGATGCGGTCATCGTCTTTACAGACAGTCAAATACAAGGCGCGGTCGATCTTTGTGCCGGCCATGTAGACTTGCATCTGAATAAAGTGCTCAGGCTTGGACTTCTCCACCCCATCCTTGACCAGCGCATCAAATGCCTTCTTTGATGCAGTCTTGAACTCAGCAATGTGTTTTGCCTTCGGCGCTTCCGGCACGCCAGAATCAATGATGGCATCGAGGCTCCCCGACACATGGCTCCCAAAGTCCACCCGATGTTGGGAGGAAACTTTCCGCACATCCATCCCAATGGCACGCAGGTCGTTGATAATATTAACTTCTTCCTCACGGCCCCGGCGAAACAGGCGCAGGATTCGGCCTGGGAAGCTCGGCTGCACCGCCCACCGGAACGACAGCCACAGCCAGCGGTCGCAGACATGGCCCAGCGTGCTGGCACCAAGATGGGATCGCGGCACCTCGGCCTGGCCCTCGTGGTGCTTGTCGATCAGGTTTTGAATGTTATGCTCTGATTCAGGAATAGCAGTCATACAAGGTGACTCCATGTTTTGTATTGAAGTATTTTTTCAACAGTCCTGACATGCACGCCAAAATTACTAGCCAATGCGTCATTACTAAGATTGCTTTTGATGTGCTGGCGCAAACTTTCCCGTTGTCGTGCAGCACTTCTGATAGCGATTACGTCAAGGTCTGATAGCTTTGTTTGCGGCAAATCTTGACCGCGCAACGCAAATTCACGAGAACGGCTCAGGTATTCGTTACGGTCTAAAGTGGAGTCGTTTCGATTTCCCATTAAAATAATCCTTTTTGATCTTTCTTTGCATCGTCAATATTTTGGCATGCAAGTTCAAAGTATTGAGGCTTCAACTCAGTGCCAACAAAGCGACGCCCCATCTTTATGGCTGAGTAACCTTCAGAGCCAATGCCAGTAAACGGGCTAAAAATTAAATCTCCTTTATTTGTCCAAAGATGAATGCAACGCTCAATCACATCAAGCTGAAGAGGACACATATGCTTTGTGTCGTTTTCGTCGCGAGCCGGAAGTTTGTTAAGTGTTCTGCTTTGATTGATGTCATCCCATATAGGGCTTGCATACTTTTGCCATAATTCAACCGGAAGATCATCATTGTCGTTGTGCTTTACGCGCTCATCGCAGTCTCCTGGCTTTCTCATCGTTACAACGTAGTCAGGAAGCCCCATTCTGCTCATGGTGCTGTTTTCACGAATAGTCTTGTGCAGCAATCCAAGTGCTTTTGTTCTCTGCATTGCAACTACCGGGTCTTTCCATATGCAAACCTCAGAATGGTAAATAAACCCGACATCTTGAAATGCTCGAATCAGGTCTCCCCGAAAATCACGCAAGCCAATAAAACCTTGGCGCATCTTTGTTGTTGGCAAATTCATGCAATGGAATGAAACATTACGGCCAGGCTTAATGACCCTAAACAATTCAGAAATCAAATAGCGCAGTTGATCAACAAACTCAGCATCATTCTTGCAGTTTCCCATGTCATGGTCACTGTTTGAGTAAACAAATAAATCAGCAAACGGCGGACTAAACACAGAGTAGTCGATGCTGTTGTCTTCCATGCGGCGAGTCCATTTCACGCAGTCTCCAAGGTAAACCGTATACCCATCACCTTCGTGCGTTGCCTCTTGGTATTCCTCGACTATATTGCTAGTTCCGGCAAGCTCTTGATTCATGATGTCTTTCATGTGGTCAATCATGTTTGCACTCATTTCGTGATGTTGGACTTCTTTTCGTTTCAAATTATCTAGAATTTGGCCTTCATTCTCAGCGGTAAACATATGCACAACGACTTTCCGCTTTTGTCCAAAGCGATAGCATCGGCGGACTGCTTGATAAAACTTCTCAAAGGAATCATCAAGACCAACAAACGCCATACGAGCGCAGTGTTGCCAATTCATGCCAAAACCGCATATCTTTGGCTTTGAAATAAGAACTCTCAACTTGCCATGTGTAAAATCAAGCATCCGAGCTGCTTTTGTTTCTGGCTTGTCACTGCCCTGCACATTGACTGCGCCATCAATCAACGATTTAAGCATCTCCGCTTCGTCGTTCAAGTGACACCATATCAACCAAGGCTCTGACGGGTCAGCGTTGACCACCTCTGCCAATGCTCGGCATCGCTGTTCAATGCTTCCACGCTGGGCTTGGCGGCGCTCTAGCATCGTCTGAGCTGGCTTTGCAAACAGGTCTCCACCTTGATCAGATTCGATAACGTGCTCTATATATTCAGGCTCAGGCAAAATGTAATTAGAACCATCAAAGCCAATATCAGCCGGATTGCGTAGCACCACAGACCAAGACCCCATCCACTCCCAAAACCTAGACTGCCCCCATCCTTTCAAAATCCAAGAGCCAGTGTCTCCGGTATCGTTTTTAAAATAAGTGGCCAGCATTTCAGTGCGAGTCATTACTCCTAAAAACTCGCACTGATTTCCAAGCTCATCCAAATCAATAGGACTTGGTGTTGCCGTGCAACTTAGTCGATACGGCACGCCTTGAGCAGATGCAATAATTTTTGTTCTTGTTTTGCCGTCGTGAGCTTTCAAAATGCTCGACTCATCCAACACCAAGCCGTGCAACTCTTCAAATTGAATTGGCTCTATGCGCTCATAGTTTGTAATCCAAACGCCAGGGCTATCTGGCGTGCCACCATGAGCCACGCGTTTAACATCAATGCCAAAAGTCTGACCCTGCTCAATGGTCTGCTCAGAAACTGCCAACGGCGCAAGGATAAGCACCATGCCGCCGGTATGCGTAGCAACTTCATCAGCCCATGAAATTTGCATCAAAGTCTTGCCAAGTCCAGTATCTGCAAAAATTGCAGCACGACCACGGCGCACAGCCCACGAAACAATGGCGTGCTGAAAGTCAAAAAGATGCTCGTTGAGATCGCCTGGTTTATGACCGGTCGCAATCTCTGCGCGACGTTTGTTGCTTACAAATAACTCATAATCCATAATCTAACCTATATCCTTGTAAGTTAATGCCCAGACCAGTTGACGCTGGCCTGGGCTTTTTTTGTCTTACTTCTTAGCCCAAGGCGGCGCGGCTTTGGCAGGTGCCGCGGCAGGTGCAGGTGACTTGACCTTGGCAGGGATTACCGCGGCAGCAGGTGCCGGACT